GAATCCTGATTATAAAGATTCTATTAATATATTAGAAAGAGGACATGATATTTTTTTCGAAAATGTAAACATACTTTCAACAGTTTCTCCAAATCCGCAAAGGAATCTTGCAAATTTTACAAAAATGGAATTTGAGTTACACGAACCTTACGGAGTAACACTGATAGAAAAAATAAGAGCGGCCGCTTATCAACACGGTTTTAAAGATTATCAAGCGGCACCATTTCTTTTAACCATAGAATGGAAAGGATTCGACGAACACGGCCAGCAGGCAGGAGCAAACGACGGATTTGTCCGGAAAATTCCTATATTAATATCAAGGGTTGAGTTTGATATAGATGAAGGTGGTGCAAAATACAACTTGATTGCTGTGCCTTATGGGGATCTTGGTTTTGATGACAGTTACAAATTTACAAGATCTGAAATTAATATTAACGCAGACAACTTATGGGATTGGGTTCATGGAGAGGATGGAATACTTGCAGGATTAAAGGAACAAATGCGGGTTGAAAGAGAAGAAGACAAGTCCCGGGAGAAGGACGATCAGTATGAATTTTTAATAGATCCCGAAATTTTAAAGATAGTAGAAAAAAGCACTCAGGCCAAGGGTAACAAGCAACATATAGGATCAGGTAAAAAGCCGCCTACTGAAGGATTTAAAACAAAATCAATTAAAACACAACTAGATCCAGGCACCAGTATAGAGAAAGCATTCGAGGATGTAATTAGATCGATGCCATATTTTGATAAGTTGGTAGAAGAGTTTTGGTTCACCTATCTTACTAGAGCAGGACTTGTATTAAGCCGGTCGGCAGAACAAAGACAAAATGAAATAAAGGATTTTTTAACCAACGATAAAAGACAAGCGGAGAGAACAGAAATTTTTAAAAAGAATCAGTTTATTGATTGGTTCATAATTAAACCATCTGTTTACAATATTGGTGCTGACAGTGTTAAATCAGCGTCAAAAACTGATAATAATTTAGATAAAATTACAAAAATGTATCCAAAAATAATTAGGTATGAAGCAAAATTATTTAAAGTGCCTGTGTTAAAATTAGTGCTACCTGGGTTATCAGTTGGCAAAATTGATTGGTCCAATTACGTAAGACGAAACTATGATTATATCTATACCGGGAACAACGTTGATATACAAGGCTTAAGAATTAATTACAAAACTGCATACTATCATAGAAATGTAAAAGATGAACCTGATACCAGCACAATAGGAGGTCAGATAACAAATGTCATAGACAATATTAAAAAATCTGTTGGATTAGAACAGGACTATCCTGATCCAATATTGCCATTGAGATCATATCCTTCAGTTATTAAACGTAGAAATACAGCAGACACCGAAGGAGATTCGGCAAGGTCACAGGAGTTTTATGATTATCTAACAAATCCTGAGGCAGATATGGTGCGAATTGAATTGGATATACTCGGTGATCCTGCATATGTGGCACAAGACATGTATACCCCAATTCCCCGAGAGCAGGGCAACACGGTAGATCAAACTATATATGGAAGTAACCTAAGAATACGAGGTGGCGGACCAGATCAAGATTACAATACAACATTTCATTGTTTTAATGTAGAAAATTACATGCCGATAGTTAATATTAGATACAGAATACCAACAGATTTAAATGATCAAAAAGGAGTTTATTTCAATGCTGATGAAGGACAAAAATATTTAGATGATAATTTATTTTTTGATGGAGCCTATCAAGTTTCCAAAGTGCAATCAACAATGAATCAGGGTCAATTTTTACAGACGCTTACTCTTGTAAGGCTAAACAATCAAAGTACATTCGGTTTTGGAGATTTAGAATCAGCGGCAAGTGGCGAATTATCAAATGTAATAGAAGACAAGAAAAAAGATATAGAATACGACATTAAGAAACAATTTGTAGAACCGTTTGGAAAATATCAAAGGTATTAAAAATGGCACGTGACGAAAGAGGATTTGTAGATACACAAAGTAACCAAAAAGATTTTAAGGATGCTCTTGTCAGCAAAGATGCAGGTCCTTATCTTGGAACCGTGAAGGATGTTGCTGATCCTTTAAGAATGGGTAGATTGGGAGTTAATATTCCGGCATTGTCTTTCAACAAAGATCCTGCAAAATCTAACATTGTATGGTGTCAGTATCTTTCACCATTTTATGGCGTCAAAAGTTTAAATGCAGTTTCCAAAACAGATCCATATTCTTATCAAACCACTCAACAAGCATATGGTATGTGGGCAATTCCACCTGACATTGATACAACAGTGCTTGTGATATTTGCTAAAGGAGAAAGAAATGATGACAAAGCCTTTTGGATAGGGTGTGTTCAGGATCCTTTAACAAATGCCCAGGTGCCAGCCTATGGATCGTCAAAAAATTCAGCAGTTGGAGTTGACACAGTTGGAGACATGGACACAGCAGGAAAAAAAGGAATGTACGGTACTGACTTTTTGCCAATTGGCGAAAAAAATAGAAAACTTCTAGAAGGCGATAATATTGATAATGCTAATCAATGGAAATTACCTGTGAACGTGCTTTTATCCGATCAACTGTTGCAACAAGGATTAATAGATGATAGAGTTAGAGGCACAATAAGTTCTTCAGCACGTAGAGAAACTCCAAGTAATGTATTTGGTTGGAGTACACCGGGTAAAATTAGACCTGATGCGAGAACAGTACCAATCGGTATAAAAGGAGCAAAAGTCAAAGTAGATAGAGAAACAGGACATTCGCTTGTTATGGATGACGGAGATGAAAACGGAACAAATCAACTTACAAGATTAAGAACAGCCTCAGGACATCAACTTTTAATGCATGATACAGAAGGTGTTGTTTACATAGCAAATGGATCAGGAAAAAGTTGGATTGAAATGTCTGCCGAAGGTAAAGTTTATATCTATGCACAGGACGGATTTAATATGAGATCAGACGGAAATTTTGATCTACACTCGGGAGGAGATATTAATTTTCATGCCAAACATAATATAAAATTTACAGCAGAAGTTGATTTAGTTAATAATGCCAATTTTATAATGAATGTTGGAGAATATGGAATTGTTAATTCTTCTCAATCCGGTGGAATATCGTCATATGCCAAAAGTGGATTAACTTCACACGGTGCAGTACAATTACACAGCGCCTCAGGTAGTCATCATTTAAAAGGTGCCAGAATTGATTTCAACACAGATGGTACGCAACAACCGGCGTGGGGACCAAGTTGGTTAACTTCGGAAGCGGCCGGAATTATAACAGATACCTCACAAAATGATGTGAATATCACAGTTGGCGCAGGACAAATATTAGAGGCTAATACCAAAAAAACAAAAACCACTGTGCCTAATCTTGTCACACATGAACCATTCACTAGAGCACCATCGGGTGTTTTTGAAAATATTTCACAATGGCAAGATCCAGTGAAGTGGAAGGAATTGTCTGAGACGCCTGGTACTTTGGAATATATGGCACAACAAAACAGAATATCAGATGTTGAATATATTAGAGAGTTGCAATTTTTTACAGATCAATCAAAATATGTTCAAGACAAAGGAGGCAAGATTAACAATTTGATAAAAAATAATATTAAAAAAAATATTGATTTATCTAAAGCCAAAAAATTGTCGGATACATTTACATCAGAATATAATAAAATTTTCAATGTTAAGTCGGTGATGAAAAATCTTTCTAAAGACAATCTCAATCAGATTTTAACAAATAAAGTTGTTGCTGGAAAATTTACAAGTGTGGCATCCAGTCTAAAAGGTATGGTTTTGGGAAGAACATCAGCAAATAATCTACCACCTTCCATGAGGGGGTCATTGGCCGGACAAATTACACAGGTAGGGGCGGCAATCAGGAACAATATAACATCAGCAATTGGCAAGTTTAAATTTTGGTAAAATAAGGATTATAAATATTAGTAATGGCATACGGAGATAATTCAAATTATAATTCAAGTAACAAAGTTACTTTTAAAGGTTTTTCATCTAAAGCCGAAAGGCAGAACTTTAAAGTTTATGATTTTGAGTGTGCCAAACAAGATCTCATTAACCGTTTGTCTGTGCGTAAGGGCGAAAGAGTGGAGAATCCTGAATTTGGTACAATAATATATGACTCATTATTTGAACCGTTCACAGAGCAACTTAAACAAGCCATCACAGAGGATATAGAGGCAAATCTTACAGCAGATCCGCGTATTGCAACTGATGAAATACTGGTTACTGAAGAGGAAAATGGTATATCTATACAGGCTAGTATCACTTATGTGCCACTTGATATCACTGAAAAATTAAGATTTAGTTTTGATGAAAATTCATTACTACGCCTATCTTAATATACGCACTTAATTTAATATATAAATATCCATACAAACAATATGGCTACCACAGAACGACAGAACAGATTATTAGTTGCAGAAGATTGGAGAAAAATCTATCAATCATTCCAACAAGCAGATTTCAAATCCTACGATTTTGAAACACTTCGTAGAACAATGGTGGCATATCTTCAAGAAAATTATCCAGATGATTTTAATGATTTTATTGAAAGTTCAGAATATGTTGCATTAATCGATCTTATTGCCTACATAGCACAAGCACTTTCATTTAGAGTTGATTTAAATGCCAGAGAAAATTTTCTTGCTACCGCTGAAAGAAGAAATTCAGTTTTAAGATTAGCACGTTTAATTAATTACAATGCAAAAAGAAATCGTCCAGCAACAGGACTTTTAAAAATGGATTCAATATCTACAACCGAAGATGTTAGAGATTCAACTGGTGCCAATTTATCAAATTCAACAATCATATGGAACGATGCAACTAATTCAAATTATAGAGAACAATTCACAGCAATTTTAAATGCGGCTAACGTTACTGGACAATTACTAGGCAGTCCAAGAGAGTCTGGACAAATTAATGGTATTAAAACAGAAACATATACTTTAGCAAGTATCCAAGACGATCTTCCTTTATTTTCTTTTAACCAATCCATAGGTGGCACAAATAGGCCATTCGAAATAGTACCGTCTTCAATAGAAGGATCTGAGAGTATTTTTGAGCAAGAACCTATTCCCGGAACAGGCTTAACTTACACATACAGAATAGATGGGGCAGGTGACAGTTCAAACAACACAGGATATTTCTTTTTATTCAAACAAGGACAATTACAGATTGAAGATTTTACAATAGATGCATCGATTACAAATTATGTTAAAGCAATAACCAATTCAAACATTAATGAAACAGACGTTTGGTTATATAAACTAGACCAATTTGGACAACCTTTACAATCATGGACTAAAGTTCCGACGTTGACAGGAAACAATGCAATTTATAATTCATTGGCAAAATCTGAAAGAAACATTTACAATGTTGTCACAAAAGCAGGAGACAGCATTGATTTAGTATTCGGTGACGGAAACTTTTCTAACATACCACTAGGGCCATTTAGAACATATTACAGAACAAGTGATAATGCCAAGTATGCAATACAACCTGCAGATATGCAAAATGTTCAGATCACAGTACCTTACAGTGATAGAAACGGTGCTACCCAAACATTAACAATCTCAATGAGTCTTAAAGCCTCAATATATAATTCGGCCGCATCGGAATCAAGTGCTTCAATTAGAGATAAAGCACCACAAGTATATTACTCGCAAAATAGAATGATAACAGCAGAAGATTATCAAGTTGTGCCTCTATCTGCATCTCAAGAAATTGTTAAAGTTAGATCTGTGAATAGATCAGCATCAGGCATATCTAGAGCAAAAGAAATATTAGATCCAACAGGTGCTTATTCAAATGTATCTGTGTTTGCTGAAGATGGAATCTTGTATAGAGAAGAAACAACAAATCAATTTACTTTTACTTTCACAAATAGAAACACTATCCTTTCAACGATAAACACAAAAGTTGAAGCAAAATTAAAACAACCATATTCAAGACAATTTTATTATTTAAAATATAGTGCAAAAGATTTAAGCACAACAAGTATTACATGGAATTCTACTACAACATCAACAAATACAAATACAGGATATCTTAAAGAAACTGGACCGTTAGTAATTGGTGAATTTGCAACTTCAAATTTGAAATATGCAAAAGTAGGAGCATTAATAAAATTCTCATCACCTGATACTAGAGAATTTTTAAATAACACACTAGTAACAGCAGGAACAGTTGACGCTGAAGACAGAATATGGGCAAAAATTGGTGCAGTCGTAGGCGATGGTGCTAACAGCGGAGTTGGAAATTTAGAAGACGGCACAGGTCCGGTTACTTTAAATAATATTGTTCCAAATGGTTCTAAAATTACTAGTATTATTCCAAATTTAACAACACTATTTTCTGATACACTTAAAACGGAAATACTTGATAGAGTTGAAGCATACGAAAATTTTGGCTTAAGATACGATGTGGATTCAGAAACATGGAAAGTTATAACTTCTACAAATGTCAGTGCAAGTTCTGTGTTTAGTTTAAGTAACACAGGAGATACTACAGGTGCAAATTTGGACGCAAGTTGGTGGTTCAACTTTACAAGTGACGGTAACACATATACAGTTACATATAGAAGTTTAGATTACATATTCGAATCAGAGTCACAAAACAAATTTCATTATGATGCCCAAGAAAAAGTTTATGATTACAAAACAGGAAAAACTGTCAAAGACACAATTAAACTCTTAAAAACAAATTCATTAATTTCTACAGGCACTAGTGTAGGGTATCCTATTACCTGGCAAGTTGTAGATACGGTTACTGAAACTGACGGATTTCAGGATAATAGAAAAGTAAAAATTGGTTTTTACGATGATGATGATGATGGTGTTGTTGACAATCCAGAACTTTTTGATATCATTATAGAACCGGATACATCAATTACACAAAAATTTGTATTTTTTGAAAAATATATTTCATATGATAACATAGAAAGATACAGACCTTACTCAGCAACAAATTTTATTGTTTCTAAAAACGAAACAGACATAAATTTAAGCACAACAACGTACACAGATGAACAATTATTTTATTTTTATGACGAAGCAGAAAATATTGTTAAGAAATATAGTTCAACGACAAACACTTTAACCACATCTACAGACTATATTGCTAGACGTGGAAGAAGTTCTTTAGACTTTCAATACAAACACAACGCAGGACAAGACACAAGAATTGATCCAAGTGTGTCTAACATTGTTGATGTCTATCTTTTAGAAAGAACATATGATAACTTATTTAGAATTTGGTTGCAAGATGGTGGTGAAAAGCCAATAGCATCAACATCAGATCAATTAAGAATAAGTTACGCAGGATTACTGAATCCTTTAAAATCATTATCTGATCAAATAATTTACCATCCAGTAAAATATAAAATTTTGTTTGGTTCAAATTCAGAAGAGCAATTACAAGCAACTTTTAAAGTTGTAAAAAATCCAAAAACAAATGTTACTGATGCAGTAATAAAAACTAGAGTAATTCAAGCAATAAATGAATTCTTTGCATTAGATAATTGGGATTTTGGAGACGCATTTTATTTTACAGAATTAGCCGCGTTTATACATAATCAACTGGCACCGGATTTAATGACAGTTGTTATTGTACCAAATCAATCTGGACAGAGTTTTGGGTCTCTGTTTCAAATAGGTTCAGCGGCTGATGAGATTTTTATTAGTGGGGCCACCGTTAATGATGTTTCAATTATAACTTCGCTAGGTGCTAATCAATTGGTTGCATCTGGAACAGTTGTAACAAGCACGTCAACCACTTCAACAAACACTACAACAGGATCAGCAGTGTCAGGCTCTACTACATCAGGTTCCAGTTCGTCAACTGGCAGTAGTGGGGCAGGATACTAATGGCAGATAATCCTATAAATTCAAAAACAAATCAGGAAGTTGTCAAACAAGGCAATAACGAATATAGAAGAAGTGTTCAGCACTTACCAGCATTTTATAGAACTGATTCTAACCAAAGATTTTTATCAAGCACAATAGATCCTCTAATTCAAAAAGGTTCACTTGATAGATTAGATGGATTTATTGGAAGACAGGACGCTTATACAAGAAAAGTTACTGATAGATACGTTGGCGCTTCTGATAGAGATAGATTTGCATATCAATTAGAACCCACAATCACTTACACAGATAAGGATACAACATCCGTTAATCCTGAAGACCAAGTTAAGTTTACAGGAACATATGACGACTATATAAATCAAATAAAATATTTTAGAGGCAAAGTTAACAATCATGATAGACTTAACAAAGAAACTGTTTATTCTTGGAATCCAGCAATTGATTACGATAAACTTATTAATTACAGAGAATATTTTTGGACACCTGAAGGACCAAACGCAGTTGAATTGGATTCTGTAGGTCCTAATGCAGTAATAGAACTTAAAGTTGGAGTAACCAAATATGATGGCAGTTCTGCTAGAGCCTGGAATCTACCCCATATAGAAAATAAAACAAATCCTACATTGACTTTGTATAGGGGAAATACATACAAGTTTGAAGTCGATGCAGAAGGACATCCTTTTTGGGTTATGACAGAAGCATACAAAGATAAACTGTCAGCAGATGGATCAACATCAACAATTTATTCAACAGGTGTTACAAATAATGGTATAGATAAAGGAACAGTAACCTTTACAGTGCCTACCGGTGCACCAGACATACTTTATTATCAATGTGGTAACCATGATTCTATGTATGGTATTTTACAAATTAAGACAATAGAATCAACAACAAAAATTAATCCTGACAATGACATTATTGGGGTAAAAAATTATTCATTAAGAACATTTGATATATCAAATGGAATGAAAATAAAATTTAAAAATACTTTAGTTGATTCTGCATATCATGACAATGAATATTATGTTGAAGGTGTTGGAGACTCTATTACACTTACAAATGCATCAGAATTAATTACTCCTGAATCATACGCAACAGAAACCACTATTCCTTATGATTCAGCAGTATATGATTCAAGACCATATGCAAAAGCATTTTATAGACCAGAAACAAAAGATTATATTACAATCAAAAGAGATTCAAGAGACAGAAATGCTTGGTCAAGATATAACAGATGGACACACAGATCTGTAATAGAAGAAACTGCTAGAATGTCAGGATATACACCCGTATTAAATGAAGATGATCGAGCAAAAAGACCAATTATAGAATTTGATTCTGGATTAGAATTATACAATCACGGTACGGTTGCAAAAAATAGTGTAACTTTATTTGACACAGTAACCACTGATGCTTTCAGCACTGTGGTTAAACAAACAGGTTATATTATCGATGGATTAAGTTTATCAGATGGTATGAGAGTTATTTTTACAGCAGATACTGATCCTCTAGTAAAAAATAAAATTTACAACGTTAATTTTGTTACTGCTGGAGATTCAACTTCTGTAATAAACTTGACAGAAGCAACGGACGCCACACCACTTGAAGACGAAAGTGTATTTGTAGAATTTGGTACAAACAATCAAGGAAAAACTTTTAATTACGATTCTACCAATAAAATTTGGAAAGAGTCTCAGGCTAAAACAAAAGTTAACTCACAACCTCTTTTTGCCATGTATGACAACAACGAAATAAGTTTTGACGATGCAACA